GTTGTCCTCTGTGATAGTGGCCTCGCATCCATGAATACCCATCATACCAAAACTGTTCACTTTCGGGATGACAACCTATTAGTCCAATGTTGTTTTGTATGATGGCCATGGCATCACCGTTCATGTATGTGGCCATGGTCTTGAACTTGGTTTTGTCTCCTACCAGCGCACATCCATCATAAAAAAACATCTTCCAAGGCTCAACACTTCCATAACGATCTTGCCATAACACAGGCAAGTGTTTGGCATGCGGTCTGCGGGTGTCTGTACCTGGGCGACGGATATATTGTACTGCATCAACATCATCTAAGATGTCAAGATATGCACTTCCGGCCCAGTAGGCGCCCATGCAAATACCCAGGTATCGACCGCCACGAGCAAGAAATTGTCGCACACGTTCAGCATTGTGTTTGAAAAGACTATCAAATGAATCAGCATCGCCAAAGCCGCCAGGCACAGCAATCATGTCTACATCGTCGAAGAACACGTCTTCTAATTTGTTTTTTCCAAATATTTTGAACTTGTAATGATCGCCTAGGGCTCGCATGAGCCCATTACTGCTTTGCACACTACATTTGGGGTCATGCAAAAATAGGGCTATGGTGGGTTTCATTCGGTATTTAGTGGGGGCTTTTTGACCGTTTTCTTACGGGGTTTTGGGCCTAACAATTTGGACTCTTCTAGTGCCCGATCAGTGGCAGGACTGGTTCTATGTGGTGCAGAAACAGGCGGAACTGGGGGATGGCGATGTGGGATTCGTTTAAACCAACTCATATAGATATTTAACTTTGTGATTAAATCATTAAACACGGACAAAAAAATACCCCAAAAAATTGGGGTATCTGCTGGTTACGAGTTCCAGCGCCACTCCATCGTTGTGGTCGATTTAATACAAGCCCAGGCGTTTCCAGTCTGAACGAATCTTGGTTTTGACTGCCGCCGGCAATGTAACATAATCTAGGTCATCAGCCATTTTGTCACCGTTGGTAAATGCCCAATCAAAAAATGTCAACGCTGCTTTGAGATCTTCAGGTTTTTCTGGCTTGAGATGTACCAGAACAAATGTAGCACCACTAATGGGCCAAGCATCGCGACCCTTTTGATCTGTCAAGATTTGAAAGTAGGTGCGATTCCAATCAGCATTAGCGGCGGCTGCCTTAAAAGCATCTTCAGTAGGTGCTACCCAAGTACCAGCTGAGTTTTGTACGCTGACCCAGTTCATTTTGGTTTGTGTAACGTATGCATATTCAACATAACCTAGGGATCCTGGCAGTTGTCGAACCATGGCGGCAACACCTTCGTTGCCTTTGCCGCCAGCGCCCACCTTCCAGTTAACTGCGGTGCCTTCACCTATGGTGGCCTTGAACTCTGGGCTGACCTTGCTGAGATAGTTGGTCCAAATAAATGTAGTGCCCGACCCGTCAGCTCTGCGGACCACTGTGATTTCTTGATCTGGTAGTTTAAGAGTGGGATTTAATGCCGTGATTACAGGATCGTTCCACTTTTTAATTTTGCCCAAGAAGATGTCGGCCATCACCGTGCCAGTCAAACGCATGGAACCAGGTTCAATACCTTTTATGTTGATAACAGGCACCACACCGCCAATACATGTGGGAAATTGAAACACACCCAGGGCGGCCAATCGGTCATCTGTAAGCGGCATATCACTAGCACCAAATGTCACTGTTCGTGCTTCAGTCATTCTAATACCGGCGCCCGACCCCACACTTTGGTAATTCACACGAATACCGGAGGCTTTGTTATAGGCTTCTGCCCACTTTGAATAGAGAGGAGCTGGGAATGTTGCTCCACCACCGTTGATGGTCGACTGTGCTTGTGCTGTAACCACTGTGAAAGCGGCCAGTAGTGTCAGTAAGTGTTTGAACATGATTTCTCCTTTGTAGTTCACAAGTATTTAGGCCAAATCATGTTACAGTTTTGTTACAAAATCATGCGTAGCAAACCCACAGTATCGATGCTGACTAAAAGAATGTAGTTGGCCAACATACCAAAACTTTTACGAGTCCAAGCAGCCCAAGCGTACATAGCACAACCAGCAATCCAAATAGGGTAAAGTACAACGAGAGGGGGATTAGGTACAGTGGCAGCCATCGTAATACTGCACCCAATAGACACAGCCCAAGCCAGTACTTCCACGAAGAACCTAAACGAGTTAGTGTTGTAGTCACTGCGTATCCAATCAAAGATGTTGAGAAATATATTGTTCATAAAGTTGTTCACTTGCCAAGTTTTTGCCCTTGGCTTCCACTTGTATATCAAACTGATCACGAAAGCCTAAGACCCACTCGTTCACAGCCGAGTTCCAACAGAAATCACTGTGTGCTCGGAGTTTCTGTTTCTTATAACCTCTAGCAAGAAGTTCAGTAAGGTCTGGTCGAACTGTTCGAACATGGTCGACCAAAATGTCCTCGCGACTAGTACTAAAATGCATTGCAGGACGAACACCGCGCCAGCTGTCAATAACCCGACTTGTACGAACGTCCTGCGGTTCGATGTATTCGCCGGTGTTGATCCAGTGGTGGTGTACATCCAACACAAGAGCCACATGCTGAGCCACAGCCAAAGTAGTGTCCAATCCATTTGTCATCTCATCATTTTCGATAGTTATGAGGTTGCGAGCCTCGGGACTCAATCGTTTGAGTGTTTGCAAAAACTTAGCAGGGCCGCCTTTGCCTGACAGGTGTACATTGATCTTGAATCCATGATCATGCCAGGTCTCGCCATAGCCCATCCACCGTGCCATGTCAGCATGATATTCAAATTCGAGTATGCTTCGTTCCACAATCTCATCACTCTCACTTGCCAGTACACAAAATTGTCCTGGATGGAAGGAAAGCCGAACGCCAAGCCTCCGAGCAGTATCGCCCACCGGTTTAAAAATTTGTTCGCAGTGATCTTGAATTTCACGTCGTTGCCACCAATCTATCCAATCTTTCTCAGTGTAACCTTGTAGCATTTCACTGCCCAGCCGCACCATGCGCCGTTCAGGAGGCAATGTGCCCACACGCTCAATCATCTTCACAGCCGCTGACGCATTGTGATTCATAATGTCCCACTGACGCTGTTCAGCTTCGTCTTTGTGTTCGCGGAGCCAGCGCATGGTAGTGGAACGTCCGTTTAGATCACGGTCTTTGGCATTGACTTTCATACCGCCACATTCTGTGGGGTCATTGAGCCATTTGCAACAAAAGCCGATACGAGGAGTAATAGGTGTAGTCATACTGTAATTATACAGCATTTTTTAATATTAGTCAACCGCGTTCTAGGTCTAGTGTAACACAATGGAAACCGCCGCCTAAAGTGCGTGAATGGCGTAATTCCAAAGGTATCACTTCAAATTGGTAACTTTGGAGTGTTCGAATCAACTCAGTTTGATTTCGGTCACATATCACAGTGTGTGGATCAACTACCAACATGTTCATTGCTATCCATTTTGATGCATATGGGTACTCGTGAAAACCTTGTGCTACCACTTCGTTTACCCAGATCTTGTGCCAACCATCAAACACTTGCGGTACTGTATCAAAGTTCACACGCGAACTGTTGAGTAACACCAGGCCTTCACGTAAAGGCACAATGGTGGAATCAATATGTACTCCTGCATAAAAATTGCACAACTCAATTTTGACATCTGGGAATACCTCACACAACCAATTGTAGGCTTTACGGTTACCCGAAGCTGATTCCAAAAACAACATGCGGTCGCCTAGTCTACAAACATTGGCTGCATCCAATACAAAGCCTTCGTTCCTGGGCATGAAGTGGTAGTGTTCTGCTTCGTCCACAATATCGTGATAACATTGCAGTTCCATGTCTCTACAAGGATACATCATAGCAGGGTTCACAATGCTATTGCCATACACCAACAAACGATCACGTGGACAATAATTGTACATTCCGTCGTGGGTTTGGAAATTGAGTGGATCTGGACGTAAGACTTCTACACCTAGGCCGATCAGTGTGGTTGCTAGAGTATCTAGATCTTCATTGGCTTCATCTATGATTCGTTGTGAAACAGGTCCACGTGGAACAGGAGTTTCTTTCCAGGTGGTCTTTTCTGATTCTTTGGCAAACACAGGATCGTTAACAGGCCAGTTAGCATCAGTGGCAGAACCTACTACTATGCGTTTTAGTGGACTCCACTCGTTGTAACTGTTAATCATACCCATCCTGTGATTTGTAATGTGTACCTTGGTTCTAGCCCAAGGTTGGCGGCCAAGTGTGGTGCATCATATTGCCACTCAACTACATCTCCTGCTCGCCAATTGACCTTGGCATCATTGTTGCCTTCAAAATAGTGCCCGGGTTTCCAGTCTTCCAAGAACACAATGGCTCTGCGTATGCGTTGTTCTTGCCCCCGAAGATTGAACAGGTCAACATAACGAAGATACAAGTCACCGTGAGTTGGAAGAATAGTACCAGTGCCCATTCTATAATAACTAGTGCCAATGTCTTTCCAGCCCAGTTCACGGTAGATGTTTAAAAAACGATCATTCCAACTTGGTTGTGGACTGCGCATGTCGCACATGTCCCCGGTGAACCGGTTGGCATAACCTAAAGCAGTCCAACGCTGCAGACTTTCTGCGTCATTGAATTCTTCGTTGACATAGTTGAGTTGCTTGAACTCATCATCCCAAAACTTGGGAATATGATATTTAAGAATTTCGTGTGTTACCATAGTGAACAACTTCAACCTGGTCAGTAGACTTGAGCTTGCGCCAAGGGTCGACAATCATAGATCCGCTAGGAATAGCGCAATAGGGTTGAGTCTTGTGTTGTTCACCAGTGTATTCATATGTGATTTGACGATCGTGTGCCCACAAAATAACACTAGGACGATCAATGTTGTCAACTACTTTGTCTTTGTTGTCTGCCAAGGGATCGATGTAAACCACTGTACGACCTTCTTGCTCAACATAATGTCCAACCAAAGTACTATAACTACCAATGCAGTATTCAACGTCTGGTTTGTATGCTTTGCCGTGAATAACAATAGGCATGTTGTTATTCATCACACTCATGTCTACCAAGAAGTGTGCAAGATTCTTGGCTTGAATTTCTCTAGCATGCATCACTGTGTCAAACAAGTCATAACCGATGTTGTACTCTTTGGCCAACCAGCGCAGAGCAATATTATCTCGTGGGTGGCAAGCACCAGCATCGCCCATGCCCGCTGTCATGTATTTAGGACCCATGATACGCATGGTACTGCGAGCCAGGGCGCTGGTAACAACATCAACGTTTATGTTACCTATTCGCAAAGCAAAGTCTTGAATCATATTGACCAGCCCAACTTTTGCACTGATGAATGTATTGTAGAAGATTTTCATTGCTTCACACTCGTCCCAGGTGCCAATCTCATAGCGTGGATCGTTTACCATCATGGTCTTGTACAAGTCAATCAGCTCACTAGCCAAGGCATTGGGATTGCCGTCTTCAGTGCCAATCATAACCATCTCAGGATTTACCATGTCCCACTTGACCGAGCCCATGGCAATTAGATAAGGGTTGTACAAGAACTGATGTTGCTGATCCAACAACGGTACAAACTTTTTACGAGTAGTACCAGGCAACACTGTGGAAATTAACACAACCTTTTTAGAACTCTTGGCATACTTGTTGATGTTCTTGATAGCATCGATTACAGCATCGTGGCCAAAGTCACGTGGCTCCATGTGTGAGCTGGGTACAGATCCATCATAGCCTTCAGCGTGTGGGGTTGGTACTGCAATAAAAATCCATTCGCTCTCATTGACCAATTCATCAATATCGCAAACTTTTACTGAGTCACTGACCCGTGGGTAAATATCGTAGCCTCTGACTTCGTGCTTCTCTGCCATGACTTCAGCACAATCAAGTCCCAGTTTGCCGATACCAATAAATCCAATTTTCTTCATATGAGTGTTCCTTTAGATAGATTATATAACTTTTTACACGATGTTTGCAACCATCGCGATCTAATAATTTATGGCTTTTTTCCACATGGCTCAAGAAAATTAGAAGACCTAATTGCACTCAATTGGCAAGACCAAGATTGGTTCACACAGATGACTAGCCCGTACATGATATTTCATGATCAAGAACTCTTGCTGTATGATTTGTACAGTATGGAAGATTTCAAGCATCTAGTTGACCAAAGATTTGCGCACCATTCCTCTGAAGAACTCAAAATGCTTATTGCCAACATGCATTTACGATCTTGCGTGGTCGCACCAATAGGAGTGTATGATCAGGTGCTGTTGTGTCATTCTGAAAAAAATAGTCAAGAACTTGATGTTTACCAGCAAAATGGATTCATTGGTGTGTACTACTGGAGTCATGCTGTTATTGCCAGGGACTGGTTTAGATTTGCCCAACTTGACTCTATGCTGAAACCAAATTTTGACCGCATTGTTTATGATTTTTTAATCTATAATCGTGCCTGGCAGGGCAGACGAGAATACCGATTGACCTTTGCAGAAATGTTGGCCAACAAAAATTTAATATCTTGTTGTCGAATGTCATTCTCAGAGACTGATAATGGGTTGCATTATACTCAGCACACATTTGTCAATGCTGATCTTGCTATCTCTCGCAATGACTTGCACACATTGTATCCAGTAAATCTAAGTGATGCCAGTTCCAGTGCCGATTACAGCAGTGAAGACTACAGCATTTCAGCCATTGAAGTAGTAATGGAAACATTGTTTGATGACAGTCGTCATCACCTGACTGAAAAAATACTGCGCCCAATTGCATGTGGACGACCGTTTATATTGGTTGCAACTCAGGGAAGTTTGGAGTATTTGAAACAATACGGATTTGAAACATTTGATGGACTGATCAACGAAACTTATGACAGCGTGTTAGATCCTCGACAACGTCTCGAAGCAATTGTTCAAGAACTTGCAAGAATTAGTAGCATGAACTTGGATGAAAAAAAATCATTGTGGGCGCAACTATATGCTATTTCAGAGCGCAATCAAAAATTATTTTTCTCAGATGACTGGCAAGATTCTATTGTAAAAGAGTTCAAAGATAATTTTGATTCAGCAGTGACACAATTAACTGCCACAGCAAAGTACGAAAAAGAACTAGATCGTATAGCATTGACTGACACAGTGTTGAGACAAAAAAGATCCTGCGACGATCCGTCGGGTGACCCTACTATAGAAACTCGTGACAGACTAAAAATTTGGGTACAACAAAACAGCAAGCATTCTGCTATTTCATGACTATGAATCCGTCCCAATCAACTGGCGGCGAATTTTCTCTGAACTGCATTATACGACTCAATAGGTTGGTATAAAATGAGTCAAGTTCGCCATTCCAGCGACCCATGAGTCCTTCTATTGCGTGTTCACAATAGTTCCATTGCTGTTCCCGATAGTATTTCATAAGATCAGCATGTATTTTTTTATAGTCTTCCAGCGTGGTAAATTCTGACAGTGGAATGGTTTCTACCACACAGTATGCAGTGCGTGTTTCTTGACTGCGCATGCGGAATGTATCCAGCTCTAGGATAGTAAAACTGTCAGGGATCTCGTTGATGGCGTCTCCAAATATTATGTTCATGTTGTTTCCTTTTAAATATGTATCATGAGTTTTGCATTTGATTTAATTTCTGATCTACACGTTGAAACCTGGGATCAACTGGATTGGCATCATCAGGCCACAAGTCCATTGTGTGTGGTTGCCGGAGACATTGCTCGCGACCGCGATACTGTTATACGTACTCTTCGGCATCTTGGACAATGCTATCAGGCAGTGTTTTATATTGATGGCAATGATGAACATTATAATTATCTCGAAGATCTTGGGTCTAGTTACAGTGATCTTGTGCGACGAATCAAACGTGTACCCAATGTAGTGTATTTACAAGATAATGTGGTTATTGTTGAAGGAGTAGCTATTCTGGGCACCAATGGTTGGTTTGGATTTGATTTTGATCTGGGCATTGATCCAGATCAAGTAGACCAGTGGGTTCAAGAAAAATACAACATGAGCGCCGGGGCTACTAAAAAAATAGCAAGACTAAGCAACAACGATGCCAGCTATATGATCAGCAGTGTGCAAAAATTACAACGGCATCAAGATGTGCGAAAGATTGTGATGGTTACCCATACTGTGCCCGATCCGGCCTTGATTGCTCATGACATTGATCTAGACGGTAGTATGAAATTCAATACCATGGGCAACAGACTCATGATGCAGGCCATGGCGGCCGATACTGAAAACAAGATACACACCTGGTGTTTTGGTCACTATCATGGATCAGTGGACCAAACACGTTCGGGCATACGTTTTGTCAACAACTGTCGTGGACGGCAACATACCAAATATTCACAGCATGTGTACCATCCACAACGCATTGTGATTGACTTTTAACCAACAGACTCTGGTTCTAGTTTGATTTGTAATGGATAACTTTGAGCTCGTGCCAGCATGGTGACTTCTACACCTTTTTGTTCGGCAATCTCATATGGTAGCACTGCTACCACAGCTGATCCTGCATCATGGATGTCTATTGTGATTTGTTCTGCGGTTTCTGCGGTGTAATTAAAATATTCAATCAAGGTTTCTACTACAAATTCATATGTGGTTTGATTGTCATTGAGATAGACCACACGGTACAAGGGAGGTTCTTGCACAGATTCTAAGGGTTTGATTCTAGTTTTGGTTTCGCTTTGTGCCATTTTGTTTCCTTGTAATCAGTAGGGACACCGCGTCCCTACTGTATTTACACTATTATATTACACAGTGTATGTGATAGCAATAGTCTTTGGCTTGGCTTCTTCAGGCACTTCACGTCGCAAGTGAACGCTTAGAACACCAAGTTCAAGATGAGCATTGCTGATTTCCACATGGTCCGCAAGTTGGAATTCTCTGCGGAAACTTCTTTCACTAATACCTTTGTGCAAATATTTTGCAGTGGCATCTTCATTCTCTACGTTTTCACGACTGTGCTTGCCTTCAATGATCAAGAAGTTTTTGTCCTTAGTCACCGAAAGATTGTCGTGCCCAAAACCGGCCACAGCCACACTGATCATGTACTCGTCTTCATTGATTTGTACAATATCGTAGGGTGGATAGTTTGTGCTGGATTGTTGAGCACTCACACGCATGAGTTCATCAAACATGTTATCGAAACCGATGCCAAATTTGGTGAGTGCGGGAATGTCGAAACTACGAAGGGTGAGGGTTTTTGTCATTTGTTTTCTCCTTTATAAGCAAGATGACTAATGTAGCCCGACCATCGGCGCTACATTGTTATTTATTATACACGAAAACTTATTATCAATAAAGTTTTTTGGGTAAAGACTGTTCTCTTAGTTTTTTCTGCCAACGATTTTGTGCCGCTGACTTTTTGCGTTTGCGTTCTGTAGTGGGTTTTTCGTAGAATTCTTTGGCCCGAACATCATCCAAGATACCCGATGTTTGTATCTTCTTTTTGAATTTACGTAGAGCCTTGTCTACGTTGCCGTCTGTGACCAGTACTGATCTACCCCTTAACTTTTCCATTTGCTTCCTTTAGTTCTGTAGGGGTATTTACCTGGTCTGCATCAATAAACACGCGGTTTACTCCTTCCCTGCGGTAGCGAGCCAAATAGAACATATGGGGCAATAACACACGCTCTAGCTCTGAGTGCAAGCCTCTAGCACCAGTTTTGTTCAAGATAGTACGATCTGCGATCATTTCCAGGGCTTCGGCACTGAATTCTAGTTCTACTTTGTCTTGTTCAAACAACCAAGAGTATTGTGCAATGTAACTGTGTTTGACATCCAGCAAGATACGGATTAAATCTTCTTTGCTGAGCTCGTTTAGTGCTACCCAGCTGGGGAAACGACCCACAAACTCTGGGATCATACCAAACTTGATCAAGTCTTCTGGCGTGACCTGGTCCAGATGAGTTTCTGTGTCATCCTTGACCCTGGCATTGAAACCAATTGAAGTTCCACGCACACGATTTTTTACTAGATTATCTAGTCCCACAAATGCGCCACCAGCAATAAACAAGATGTTGGTGGTGTCAATCTCAATCATGTCTCCCGAAGGATGCTTGCGATTGCCTGTGGGAGTGACTCTGCACTTGGTGCCTTCTACCAGTTTGAGCAAGGCCTGTTGTACACCTTCGCCTGATACATCTCGAGTGATTGAGGCACTTTCACTACGACGGCTGATCTTGTCAATTTCGTCAATGAACACAATACCACGTTGTGTTTTGGCAATGTCGCCGCCTGACGCAGCAAACAGTCTAGAGATCAAGCTCTCAACGTCATCGCCCACATAACCTGCTTCGGTCAAACTTGTGGCATCAGCAATAACAAATGGCACATCCAAATAACGTGCTACTGAACGGGCCAACAATGTTTTACCCGACCCGGTTGGGCCAAGCATAAGAATGTTGCACTTTTCAATTTCAGTATCAGTTCCTGGATTACTGATACGTTTGTAATGATTCACAACTGCCACGCTCAGTACCTGTTTGGCACGTTCTTGTCCAATCACATATTGATCAAGATGGTTTTTAATATCTTCGGGGTCCAGTGCTGTTACTTCAACTGGTTTAATTATAGTATCATCTTTGAGTAATGTTTCGCATAATTCTACACACTCATTGCAAATTGCAACGTCTACTCCAACAATAAGTTTTGCTACTGCGTCTTTGTGCTTGCCACAAAAACTACAAGTTGTGATTTGGTCAATTGATTTCATGTGTTTGTATTTTGTTGTAAACGCTGGGCCACTTGCTCACGCTCGGTTTCACTCAGCAACTCTGGATCATATTCGCCGGATGCAATATGCTCAATCAAGTGATCAATATAAGCAGTATCGTAAGTATAACTGTCAGTTACAGTTTTGTCAACTTCCATCCAGTCTTTGCCATTGTACTTATAGACCATGCTGGGCAGACGATCAACTCTTACAAAGGTGTCACCGCGTTCGGCATGTGGCGGAAACTGTGTGCCAAACCCACTGTTGCTTTGCTTGCCCGACACTGTGTCAGCAATCAAGCTCATCCATGGCAACTGAGAGATTTCACCGCGTATGAATTTATAACGTTGATTTTTCAGAGTATCGTCAGGATTGGCTGCTTTCCATTTTGTAATGGCGGCTTTGATTTCATTTTCTGCTTCGTGTTCCCAATAATCATCAGGTGGTTCTACATAATCGCCAGGACGTTCTACACTCGGGATCTCTTGAGTGTTAGTTGCAAACTCAATAGGTTCTTCCCCGTTGATATTGTCCATGACATCACATTCCCGGTTGGGGCAGAACAGACCAATACCTGGAGCGTCAACCAGTGGCGTACCACACTTGTAGCAAGGTATGGGATCGTCGGGGAATAATTCTTGTTTATCTACCATTTTACCCTGTGGCAATTCCTCGCTTGCTCTAGCACGTAATTGATCTAGCACTTGAGAATTGATAGGACCATCGTCGGGCGGGTACGCAGGTTCGTCATGCACAAAGCCTCCGGTGCCTTGCCGAGCCCATTCAAATTGTTTGTTGGCGGCCAAAATTAAAGTCAAAGCCAGTGGGTCAAATACCAGCACAATCATTATGATCACAAGTCTGACCGCTTTCTCCAGCACATTGGCATCGGGATTGTCGCCATACACCAAGGCCGCAATATACTTGATTGGGCCTACTTCAGCTTCGACCTTGCGGAACTCAGCCCGTAATGGCGCTGCCTCTTCACTAAGGGCGGCAATAGTTTTCTGTTCGGCCGCAATCTCAGATTGAAGGCGGACACGTTCTTTTTGCTGTGTTCTTCGGATTGCAACAGCTTTATCGGCACCTTTTTCATCACTGCTTCGACCCATAACTTGGTCCACAGCTTCATCCATTTGTTTAAGCGCCTTCCGGTTCGCATCTATATTGTCCTTTGAGGTTTTGATCTTTTCATCGTAGATGGCAACCTTGGCCACCGCGTCTCCAGATACTAGGCTTTGGTCACTGTGGGCTTTGGACAAGTATCCAAAAATGCCCATCGAAGTCAACAGCATGAGGAATGCCACAGCAGGTATCAAATACATCTTGAACAAGATACCAGCACGTTTCCAGTTGTTGTGCAGCCATACAGTGGCCACAATCTTACCCAGTTCGAGACTGGCACCCATGATAATAACTGGAATCGTGGCCGCGGAGAAGATAGCAGTGAGACCTGCTACCGAATAATAAGCGGCCACTACGCTCAACAACAGAGCAGTGGCCAGTATACTGAAACCAAATATCATAGAGTATTATTTACCGGGTGGTAACACCTGTCTAACAGCATGTTTAATGGCTATCCAGGTGCCAAACTTGGGATCAGGTACTTCAAACCACACACGTTCCGCGTGGCCATCCACTCGCCAGAGACTGGAGTGTTCTAGTCGTCGTTTGACATGAGCTTGACTGCGCCAGTTTTTGCCAAACTGTGCTCGTGCTTCACGCATGATGGCATACCATGTGTCAACATCACTCAGTTCAAAATATAATTTGTGCATGGGCAAGGCCGTTGTTTTAAGAGAGTCAAGGGATTGAAGCATGGAATCAGAGGCTTCTATTTTAACAGACATTTAACGTTCCTTTCACTGTGAGTTCCAACTTGAGCATACACCGGGTACCAGCCGGTTTTGACCTATTGCTAGGTCTTGGACAGTGTCTCAACCTCGTGGACTTTACATCTACCTGCCACGGTTATGTCGGGCCCGGGCGAATCGATCACCCCGCTCATACCATTAGATCGCCACCAATCTCCCTGTCCATGCACACAGTAATTATACATGGGGAGTGGTGGCCGTGTCAAGTTATTGTTGTTCTAAATTTAGTGGACCGTTGAAATAAGTTTCTGTGTCACTGTTGATCCAGCCTTCTTCTTCCCAGGCACTGTAACTATCTTCATCCCAAAGCTCATCCATGCGTTCCTGTTCTTCTTCTGTCATGTCGTCTGGATATTCAACTTCAGCCCAGCATCCATCATCAAGACTGTCTAGTTCAAAATCGTAGTCGGTATTAAACACTTCTAGACCATCGGGATTGTCTAGATCAATATCTGGACGTTCGTCACTTTCGCATGACACTGTGCCCCAACGAAAACCGGTACTGCGTTTGATGGTTTGTCCATCCTTGGTCCAGAATTCAGTTTCTACAACGTTTTTCTTTTCAGCAGTTGTTAATACCCAAGTTGCCATATTAGTTCTCCTGGTTTAATACAAGTTTATCAAAGTCTTCTCGAATTTCAAGTTCCTCAGGATCAAAAGAGATACCTTGCCACTCCTTGATTTTGAGTTCTTCAGTGTCGCCAATGTCCTCTTGCCAGGCGCTGATCCAACGTGCGCCGGTCCACTTGGCATGATGTGTATAACCACTTTTGCCCGGTACTCTGATCATGTACACGCCTTCACGCACAGGCTTGATCTTTTTTGGGAACCACTCAGTCATTGGATACTCAATATCGTCCATGGTACAGTATTTTTGCGAGGTGTTGGAATCCTTGACCAAGTAGAAACCAAAGTCTGAACTTTTGCCGCTGGTGTCACCACCCCAGTTATCAATTTGTTCGCCATCGTATTTCACGCTAGTGATAATGTCGTTGCCGTCAATTTCATCGTAGCCCAGTTCAAGTTTAGCAACATCAAACGGTTGTGTTAGCGGAAGTTCGCCTTCAAAGAAAGTGCCCTTCTCGTTGCTGACACCAAAAAACACCACTGTGCCCACTGGTTTCATGCCAATCCAGTATTCCTCGCCGCCACCCCATTCGGGTTCTGGTGTGATGGCATCTGCACCCATGCCTGAGATGTCTTCCAGTCGCTTTTCATAAACAATTTCTTCGTTCTCATCTAGGATTTGTACGGTGCCAGCATTGCGGTCAACACCATGTTCATGACAAATGTCATCACAGTCATAGTAACTGCCGGGAGTGAATGGCCACATTTCCTCGGGAATGTTGTTTTCTTCTGCATAGTCCGAGTCCCAGGCAAAGTCACTTAGGCTCAGTCTACGATAGCGAAAGTAGTCGTAGATTTTGCGATCCACCGTACCCATGATGTACTCACCACCGTAGCCCCACAGTTGAATCTTGTAGGTACGTGGAGTGAACTTGAGTACTTCAATCAGTTTCTCTTGTTCTGTAATTGTGGCCATGTTAGTCCTCTACTAAAAAATAACCCGAAACTGGGTAGTGTTCTTGCAACCATTCCAACAGGCCTGGTTCCCAAGGTAACTGTATTTCAAGATTCCTGGATGAGATATACATCAGTCGTCTTTGTTGTTCATGATTCCGAACAACTGAAGCAAGTGAATAAAGATATTGATAAAGTCCAAGTACAAACTCAGTGCTCCAGACACTTCATCACCGTAGGTGCTATCCTCACGTGATACCCTTTCACGAATGGTTTGGGTGTCGTAGGCTGTGAGTGCCAAAAACACCAGGATTGCAATTGCGGAGATCACCATCTGCATCACGGTGCTGCCAATAAAGATATTAACTATACTGGCAATGCAGATGGCGATCAAAGCGACAAAGGCATACTTGCCCACTGAATCAAGACTTTGTTTGGTAAAATAACCATACGCACTCATGGTGCCGAACAGCACAGCCGCACCCATGAAGGCAGTAAAGATCGACCCCATGGTGTAGATCACAAAGATCATTGCAAAGCTCAAGCCCATCAAGGCCGCAAAGCCGTGCAAGGCTGCCATGGCCACTGGAGGTGTGGGATTACCGGCCAGCACAGGCGCAACCACAAATATTGCCGCCAGGGGTGCAAAAATTACCACCCATTTTAGGATGCCGGTAAAGAAAAACTCAACCAGTTCCGGGTTCATACCCACAAACATGCTTACCAGCATGCTGGTTAACACAGCCAGCGCCATGTGTCCATACACTCGGCCCATGGCCTGATTCACGCCTGCGGCGTCTCGATAACTGTCAATAGTTGTTGCATACATCATGCATTCTCCTTCTTGGTTAATTCGCATACCAACAGGAATTGTTCGTATGCGTTTTTTACACTTTCGTGTTGCATTAATTTATCTGCTTCGTCTTGCAAGGCCTGAATCCCAGCATCAGCAATGTCTCGGGCACAGCTCAAGCTCAGTGTGGCCAAGTCATCGCCAAACTCTTTGGCCAACTTGCGCCAAGCTCGACGTTGGCCTTCTGTAATAGGAGTTCGTTGCGGGCGCATTTCGCTGGCTTTTCTAAGAGCATCGCACATGGCATCTTCAGCCACACGACTGGCCGCAATCAACGCGACATGGTTAGGTTCCACGTTAAACCTACGGGATTGACCCCCGGGGTATACGAGGACAAGGTGACTACCTTTAGGGAAACTGTCCAAAAGAGTACTATCGTACTCATGTACAGGATGATACCGACGTCCAATTTTTTCATAGTAAATTTTTTTCATTCGCCAAAGTATTTGATAACTGTGTTTAGAGATTCGATCAACTGAGCGTTGATCACAACATCCTCGGGATGCATCCAAACACCACCAGGATTGGTATCTGAGCGGGGATTCTTTTTCCACTCACTAAGTTCTTTTTTAAGGTAGGCTCTCTGCTCTTTGAGAGTGAGCACAGTAATTCGGTCAGCGGCTTCGCCGTCCAGTGTAATGGGTCCTACTCGTTTACTCATTATGTGCTTTCAAGGGGGTGCCTTTGAGGCCAGAAACCGTTTGAAATTTTTCCCAAGCGTCTTTTACTGCTGGAGAGTTTGCTAAGTCACTGTCTGTTACCACAGTTTCAAGCCAAATGTAGGGCAGGCGTCGAGGATGCCAACCAAATTTACGTGGCTGGTGTAGTTTACCAGTTTCCCAAAGTTCAATGCTGACACTACGGAAACGATCTTCATCCTCTGGAGAATAATTACGCCATTCTGGATTGCTAAGGCCATAACTATCGTGATAACCCTCCCAAATACTTGACCACTGAGCATCGTCGTGGGGGTCAAAATCAGTGCGGGCAATAACAATCAACACATCATTGATATCCACCGTACCGTCCACAATGTCGCGAACGCATCGGCTGTAGCTGAGTCCAATTTTCATTTTTGTTGCTCCATTTTCTTTTCTATAACCGAGGGTGGGAAATGAGGTTCAATCACGTAGTGTGTGGCTGACCACCAACCAAACGCACTTATAAAACCATATAAAAATATTTCAAGTACCATCTTTTGTTCCTAGTGTTCCTGGACTGTGATCCAATCTTGTGCTGAACTCATCGTCATACAAGAATGCATCATCGTCATCAATGATCACTGTCAGGTCGCAATGCCGCAAGTCATAGTCCACAAAGTTATGATCAGCATCATACACCCTGAAATAATAGGCGCCATCAAAACTGTCAATGATATGACCACGTACACCTTTGGCTGATTTTGCTGTTGTCATTAAACCTTTTCTCCTGCGGTAAAGTCTCGGAATCTTAGGAACCGGGGGAATCGGAGACTGTAGGTTCCGTCTTGGTTTTGAGTGACTGCGTCCGCCTGGACTTCCACCAAGTGACCAAGTAACTGATCCCTACTGGCCCAATACTCATCACGAAGAGCATCACTAAAGCCACTACCAACATTAACACGAATTCTACGGTCATTGTCTTCTCCTTCACATATTATAGCACCAAGTCTATTTTCATTGCGACCTGTTCCTTGCTCAAACCCTACAATTTCAAGATCAACACTGATTGTGGGTTTCCATTTCATCCACGAGTCCGAACGTTTGCACTCATAGGGAGCATCCATGTTCTTGATCATGATGCCTTCAAAGCCTTGGGCCACAGCATCTTCGGCAAACCGATGCATGATATCATGACCTTCGGCTGTGTCTAAGTCCACTTCCAAGCCGTTCATGATGCGCAGGCAAGACGTTTCTAATAGACGTTCCTTGGCACTGTCAATCCATTCAATGCGTTTGTGCTGTTGTATGTTGCAATGCCCTTCTTGTAATGCATCCAATGGAATGATATCAAAAATATGATATACCATGCCTTCAGTTCGGGCATCACTTTTGCGATGTGCTTGCTTCATGAGCTTCTGAAAACTCTCACCCACAATCTCACCATCTAGTACAAAACGCCCACCTGTGCCACGGCCATATTGAAAGTGCTTGCGAGCATCTTCGATGGCGTCAGCGATCTGAGGAAAGTTTTCAAACTCTTTGCCGTTACGGCTAAACAAGGTGACATTGTCGCCGTCCACCACTGCCAACACACGCACACCATCCAGTTTGACTTCCAGGCGTTTGATACCTCGGAGCTTTTTAGGTTGGTCTGTAGAGTCCTGTGCCAGTTGACAAGTAAACACAGGAATCTTATACTCAGTCTTGCCCAGCACTTTGTTTAGTGTTTTTTCTGAGATGCCACAACGCAGATCCTTGATCATCACACGACGGGCCAAGTTGTTCCACTCGTCCGAATCAAATTCTTGGCTCAGCGACTCAATGCTCTCTCTAGCACGATTGCCTGTGATGTATCGTGTACGTAAGGCTTCCAGCAAGGCCCAAAACTTTGTCCAAGGGTTAGGGCGACCAGTCAGGCCTGAAGTTTCGGGCACCTGACGGATGTTAAAGGTGTAGAAAGGATTGTAAGCCTGATAACAATTAAAGAGGAAACATTGTGCATCGGCACTGCCCAACTTGGCGGCCATTAATGCTTTTTCAATTGTTTTTTCTTTGTGTATGCGACTGTCCGAACTTTCTAGATCACGGATCCATCCCGCCGCCACTATGCTGTCAAACCTTTCGTTGGAGAAATTGGTTTCATTCATTATTTACAGCCTTACCATGAAGAATTATAAAATACTTTTAAACCCAGAAACAATTCTGCTCGGGCATTCTTGATGAATTCAAGATCTTGCTCTTTGTAGTAGTCATCGGATTCGTTGCCAAAGAAGAATCCCGATGTACTTGGCAATTGGCCATGCGTTACTGCACGTTCTAATTCGTCTAGATCCGCCCAGGTAAGTTCTAGTTCGTCACCGTTAAAATCACCTTTGTTGCCTTTTGATTCCCACAAGCGATGCATCCAACCATGCAGGTTAGGATGTTTACGCCAGTAGGCCAGTTCACGTGGCTTGGTTATCTTGGGGTTAACAGACTCTTTGGCCGCCGGATCCCACTCAGCTGATTCATAAAATTCATTTTGTTGGCCAGCCTTGGCGGCGGTGTATGCGTACATGTCGAGACCCATTACTTTGCTCCTTGATGATGTTTAAATTCGCGTTTGAGCCAAAATTTATATCGGTTAAAATATTCTTGTGCAGTGAACTGTGGTTCAAGCCCGTAACTGATCAGTTCGTCAATATGCTCGTACCATTTTTCTCTGCACCAAGAACGGAAGTTCATACTGCTACCTCATTAAAGGTAGCTCGTACCTTGTGATTTCGATTACGCACTTCTACAGGACGTTTAACTTTTTTGCTAAGACGCTCTGCATAACCTTTGGCCCAGGGTAGTGGCAATCGAACACGTTCATAATCTCCGTAATAAGCAGGAGCCCAAGAACTGTATCCGTTAAACCCTGGGCTCAATGTGGGCTCACCTGTGGCAACCCAAACTTCATAAAGTGGTATCATGCGGCCTCCAACATGTTGGCAGGAACATTATACACACCAGCATTGGTGCTTACAAGAACAAATTTAATTTTAACTTTACGCACAGTGCCAACATAAGTCAAGCCGTTGCGGTTGCTGGTGAACTTGACAGAGTCGCCGGGCTGAAATGCTCGTCTGTTTTGCTTGGTCAACTGAGTGCGGGCAAACTTCACAGCGTCAACAATGCTGTTGAGTTCCACGTTGGAGAGATTGCCAAACATAATAGCAGAATTGATTTGCTGAATAGTGCTAAGTTTTTCCATGTTGAGCTCCTGTTAGTTTCTATACAAGTATTATAACAAATCGGGAATATTTGGTCAACCGCGCAACCGCTTGATCAACAACTGATTCAAGGTTGGTTTGAGTCCCAGTCGCTTGCGGAACAGTTCACCCAGGGTTGGCTTTTTGTTTTTTGTCATCTTCTTTTCCTTTTTTGTTTTCATGTTTTAATTATAGCAAAAGAGCAATTATCAGTCAACCAAAAGAAAAACCCTGCACAGGGCAGGGTTTTGTAGTACTAAAGTATTACCTTTTTAATCTGTAATACTTTGGTATTAAAACGTGTGACGTAGTCCAACTGCGGTGCGTTTAGTCACTCCAGCAGTTGTAGTAGCACCTGCTGTGTTGGTGTCCGCATCACGTGTGTCAAAACGTGCATACAAGTTGGTTCTCTTGCTGAGTTCATGATCCACACCGTAACCAAGAATTTTCTTGTCTACATTGGCTGTGCTCTTTTCGTTGCTGGAACCAGTTGAAATCATGAAGCTGGTAGCACCCACGGTGTACTTGGCACCAAGCATCTGTCCAACCTGGTCAATGGCAGTGGCAGTGTTTTGTTTTTCTGTCCAACGAGCACCATACACAGTTGCAGCACCAATCTTGTAGTTGGCAGACAACAAGCTGAGAGTATTGTTAGTGCCGGCTTCTAAGGCCTGCGAACCAGTGGCAATGAACGATGCCGTGGTAGTGGCCAAAGTGCCTGATTGTTCGATACGTTGAGCGGCATACTGCACACTCAAAGGACCATTGACATATTTAACACCATAATCTACTACACTTTGAGCATTGATACTTGCACTTGGTGGCACATACAAATAGGAACCACTAAAACCTGCCACTGCTGGAGACTCATAACGAATGGCTCCATTGAAACGTGTGGGTGCTGTTTGTGCGGTGTGAGTTGCTGTGGCGCTGTAACGAGTGAATACGTTACCTGCTAGTCCATAGCCTGAACCTATAGCAGTTCCGAATACCGAGCCGTTGTTCCATGCATCCAAGATGTTTGAGTTCACACGACCAAGTTTCACAGTGCCCCACTTGGCTTCTGTGCCTATAAAGGCTTCTTGACCAACACCCACAGTGCCTGCTGTGGTTGAGTTGTATGAGGTGCCTTCAACACCAGCACCATTAATAAAATCAGGTGTGAGTTGCAGTTTAAAATTGGCACGTAGGCCGCTGCCCAAATCCTCAGTGCCTCCGATAGTAAGCACTGTGGTAGATGAATTGTTGGCTGCAAGGCCTTTGGTATTTACACCAGTGGCTGCATTGGTGAACAAGAGGCCAGTGTCAACCAGGCCAGTGATGTTGACAGCACTTTGAGCAAACACAGAGGTAGCCGCAAATGCAATCATGATTGCGAAGATTTTCTTCATTAGTTTTTTCCTTTTAAAGTAGAATGACTGTTAGTCATCCCTCATTATATATGCGTGTTTGTACTAAGTCAATACAAAATCAACCTCAATCTGGCCGTTTTACGTATTAACTGGGGGTATTACTGGGATTGGTGCCACCACTGCATCGCTAGGTATTTGAGTGTTATTGTACAGTCCACCGGTGTTTAATCTTGCCTGATTGCGACCTTCTCTCATGGCACCCACAATGGCTTGTCCACCCAAGGTTGTGACGTCAGCAAGGCTTTCCAAAAACTCAGCGGCATCACCCGAGGCTGTGAGCAAACCATATTGTGGTAAATTTTGTACAAAACTCTTTGTGCTACCAGTGTCGCCTGGGAGCAACACAAAATAATCAACTCCAGCCTGACTAGTATACTTGGCTGAAAGATTCATCAAGTTGGCCATGTAGATCCATGCGGTATTCATTGTTGCCACTTGAGACGGATGCACTGAATTAATACTTGCTATTTCTGCATTGGCATTAGCAATGAGTGTTATCATAGCGGCATCATTTGCCGAACTCAACATGTCAATGTAGATTTGAGATAAATCGTCTAGGCCAGTGCCAAGCCCGTCAATAATATCAGCCACGTCAGTAAGCCGTGCGGCAAAGTCGTTGCTGTCCAGTGCTAGACCCAGCACATCAAGAGTGGTAAGCACTCCGCATGGTCCTGTGCCTGTGGCCACTTCAGTTGCAAAAAATTGCGCCACACTAGCGGGCACCGGCGTGGTCTGTTGTTGAATCAACGGTAGATCAGCCATGGTACTGAGGCCACCCAGTGTGGTTTCTGCCCAGTAGTCAGTGTCAGTAATGTCCACACCCGGTGGCACTGTGAATGTGCTGGGAGTACAGCCCGGCGATTTGGCTCGATAAAATGTATTGTCTACCTTGACCACATCATTGGCCAGATATTCTTGTGTTGGATCCCAGTCGCGATCTGTTGAGCCCAGAATTGTTTCGGCCAGGGCAGGCAGTGTGGCGGTGACAATATTGTTGATTTGTTTCATCGCCACTTCAATGGCCTTGTTGGCAACTGCATCAGCAGGCGGAATAATTTTGCCCAGTTCATCACAACCTGATGCTGTGGGCAGATATGAATTGACAATGGGAGTGATACTGGAATTCACACTGCCATCTGTGCCAAATATGGGCACTGCTCCTGCGGGTGTGGGAGTCAGCATGGTGGGATAACTCAACGGAAACACCTTGGTAGGATCCAACAACTGATCCAGACTGGTTATGTTGGGAGTTGTCACGTCCAGAATTGACAAAACTTGATCTAGATCATCGCCAGACACCAATGTCAATGCTAGGTAGGCATTTTTTTGTATGCGGTCAAAGTCGTTTTGGCTGAGACCGTTGGGTCTGTTGATTCCCACTCTATTGTCAGTAACAAGATTTTCAATGTCGCTGTCTGTTAGTCCCACTGCGGTCATAGCTGATTGCACCGCAGGTACAGTTTGTCTACTGACCCCAGCCAGGAGGGATATCTGTTGTATCAAACCTGCGGGCGTGCCATAAAGATCTAGTTTCTGAAGGTTTACAAGATTACCTTGCTTGGCCAAGTCCGCACCAAATGTTTCAAGGTCGCTGTTTACACTACTGATTCCTGCAGTGGTCAAGGAATCCATGTTGGTAAATGTTGGACCAAGAAATTGATTGGCATTCACTGCTGAATTGATGTACTGATTGGTGCTAGCAATGTAGCCTTGCACAGCTATGAAACCCTGACTGAATCGACCATAATCTCCATTGCCAAGATAGGCCGCACAGGTCTGTTCAATAAGATTAGAAAATCCACTAGGGTCAATGGTCGAGCCGTCAACTGGGTCAAGATAGTTGATGAGATATTCACTGTTGAGATAAGTGTATGTGCCTACTGGACTGGCAGGTATGCTGTTACCCAGAGCTGGACACACAGTACTGCCAATGCTCAAGAGACTGGTCAGTGTTGACTCAGTGGCAAATGTCTGTGATTTATAAAAATTAACTGCGGCAATAAAATTGCTGATCACTGTGGTGGCATTGAATGCGGCAATGGCAGTTTGCAATGCAGATGGGAATCCACGCAACCCTGAATTGTTCAACATGGATGCTGCAACAGTCAATTGCAGTGGTGTTAATACACTGGGCATTATCCAGCCCTTACATTATCTGAGCCGCCAACACGAGCATGCCCGCAGGTGTCTGCATCACCAGTTAGAACAACAGGTTTGCCGCCAGCTCTGACTGTGCCGTTGCCACCAGCAGTGGCCTGACTGCCATTGTTGTGACCATTACGACCTTTACGTGGATACGGCGGGTGGGGCGTGACACTTTGACCAGGAGTCATTACAGAACGACCATTGACACGCACCGTCGGCTCTCCCCCTGAAGCTACACCGCCGCCTGCGTTTGCATCGCCGTCTCTTTGTACTGCTGGCATATTATCCTAGTATTAGTTTTTTCTCTGGCACTTTGATACCAGTTGTGGCTTCGATGTATTTCATCTTAACTGAATCGTCAGTTAGTGCATAAATCGACACACTGTTGCTATTTAGCTTGATTTCTGCGTCAGGATCTGCGGTAAACATTGATGGTACTAGACCAAGCCCTTGTGGACCAGGAGCAACGCTGACTGGGTTTTCAATAGTCAAAAACTCAGCGTCGATTGATTTGACCTTGGCAATGAGTTCTTCTCCTGAGTTCAACTTAAAGGTGTAAACTTTACCAGTTTCTGCTACTATTTTCATTTTAAACTTTCTGTATAACGTATTGGTAATTGATCATGCCAATGCGAATATGTTTCTGAAACATGTTCACAAAAGCATCAATGCTCATTTTAGGATGGTCCAAGACATCTGGGGATTCGTTCCACAAGTAATCATCAAAGATCATGTAGCCTTCTTTTTTAAGCAAACCAAATGCCATGGTAGCATCTGCCAACACAGCATCGGAACAATGACTGCCATCTACGTATATAAGGTCAAATTGTCGACGGTCAACAATTAACTGCGCCAGACCGTGATAGCTCATGACAGGCATAACTTCAACTGACTGTGTGGGTAACTTTGCTAGGTCTGTATTGTGCTTGTGTATGTCTTGAATGATAAGGTGTTCGGGCAACTCATCATTCTTGTATGCATTTAGTGGCGTGTTACCAAAAGGATCAATACAAGTTATTGTGCCATCTTCAGCCAACAAGTTTTCCAACATCCAACAAGTGGCACGACCTTCATGTGATCCAATCTCCAGGATACTAGATAACTTTTGTTCAGCATGTTCTTTAACAAAGTTAAAATTTACCATGCCATTTGAAAACCAATCAGCAGTGAAAAAGGGCTTGGTGTCAAAGTCTGGAATGTTTTGTCGGAACCAGTCTATTGTGATGCTGTCAAGTGAGACGTTGTTTGAGCTCATTGAAGCCTCCCACTAGCTCTTCGCCAAGAAAAATTTGTGGCACGGTGCGAGCATTTGGAACTGCTTCTAATAGGTCTTCTTTGGTGTATCCATCACCAATTTTCTTTTCCTCAAACTCAATACCTTTCTGCTTGAGCAAGGCCTTGGCCTGATCGCAGTAAGGGCAATGATATTTGCTCCATACAATGGCTTTCATTTTATTTTCCTTCATTTGATCTGTCGTAGGACTTGGCAAAGATATCTGTCTTAACAACACCATAGTCGCCAGGGCCGTGCTTGACAATATAGTCATTGCCAGCAGTGTAAAATAATTTTTGCGGGCCACTACCCCAATCCACAGTGACAAAGCCATCATGATCGGCCAGCTTGGCAACCTTTGGAATTTTCTTTGGTTGGCAACGACCGCCGCCCAAATCGTCTTTAAGACTGTTGAATTTAGCGGGACTCAACACATACTGTTCGTTGTTGGGACCTGTCATGATGTAATCACCAGGTTTGTAAGGTACAGGATCTGGATTTTCAAGATGCGTCAGCTCTCCGGGTTTTTGTGCAATCTCATATTTTTCAATTTTATCTGGATTTTTAAAAGTGTTGAACCCATCAGCGAACCAAGCGTCGGTGATGCCCTGTAAATTTTCTATTATGTTGATAAAATTTCTCATAGTTCGGGTAACTCCTCGTAATCAATTGAGTCACTCATGACTCCAATAACATAATTGGTGCTTTCGTTTTCCTGGAGTGCAGTTTGTTTCTTGCTGGTGTCCACGTGCTTGGTGAACCAAGGGATAGGTGTTGAACGTGGATGTTCTTCTGTGTACTTGATGCCAATCTCTTTAAGCGCATTGAATGCGGTAAAGTCCACAAAGTCCTTGAGAATGTTTGCATTTAGACCAATCACTGGTCCTTTGTTGAACAAATAGTCCGCCCAGGCTTTTTCTTCACGAATCACGTCTAGGTACATCTGATATACTTCGGCTTCGCATTCGGCTTTGGCCTGTGCAAATCTTGGATCTTCTTTGACCACTTGATTGATCAACCATGCAGTCCACTCTTTGTGTAACATCTCGTCTTGCAAGATCAATTGAATGATGTTGCCGTTGCCAATAAAGATCTTGTTTTCTACCATGGCCAGGCTCGTGGCAAATGATACCATGAAGCGGAATGCCTCTAGTGCGTAACTGGCATTGAGTGCTAGCCAGATGGCTCGGATATGTGCTTCTTCGCTATACTGCGATCCTAACTCTTTATGACAATTGATCATGTGTAATTGATCATAGTGATCTCCGACACTACTTGCCATGTCCACAATCTCTTGTGTGTCGTGAATTGTGTTGAACACATCCTTGGGCACGTTGTAGATGTTGCGAATGATGTGACTGTAACTGCGTGAGTGAATATTGGTTTCAAAGAATGTCCAGTTGTAGACTAGTGCTTCCAGTTCAGGAATACTACACACAGGTGTAAAGATTTGACTGGGACCACGTCCTTGCAAACTGTCCAAGGCTGTTTGACGCAGTAAGTTTGATGTAAAGATATGCTTGACTGTGTCACTAGCGTCTTTGAAGTCTTGTGCATCTTTGGTCAAGGAGATCTCTTCTGGAACCCAAAAGAAACCACGTGCTTCTTGCTCGTACTTGACCAGTTTGTTGTACTTGACTTCTTCAAATCGTTGTACTGTCACCGGACCTGCTGGATCCAAGAACATCTTGCGACTGAGATAATCTGTTTTTGTTTTTAAATTGTATTGTTGTTTTGACATTAGTATTTTCCTGATGCAAGTACTATCTTGCAAATATGTTCTAATCTTTCTATGTGCTCATAGGCACGCCATGGCGTGACATCAATGGCCACAACTCCATGTCCTTTTATTCCCACAATATCAAATTTGATATTGCCCGCTGGGTCCAAGCCCAAATTACTGTGACAAGCATCAGCAAGTTCTTGACTGATGGGTGCCACATCTCCTACATTGGGCGCAACTCGTGTGTAACGATTGAGTTCTGGAAAACTATCGCTAATGGTACTTAAATCAATACCAGCATGCATGGCTGCAATGCAATAGGTTGGATGCACATGAACAACAACTCTAACATCGTTTGAGTGTTGGCCCATTTCTCGTTGTAGTCCAAAGTGTAAGGGAATTTCTCCGCTGGGCTTTAGTTTACTACTGATATCAGTGTAATACTCCTCTTGCCATCCTTTTGTCAAAAACGGAGGCACAGGATTAATATTGTCAACCAACTTGATCTTTTTAAACTGATCAGGTTGCATGGTCTGCTTGCGCACACCCGACGGTGTGATATAAAAGTGATCACGGTCGTGGTGACGAATAGAGATATTGCCATCTCTACTGGTTATCCAATTGCGTTTGTACGCATCTACTAATATATCACAACAGGTTTCTAACATGCTAATTTTACCAGTGTCTAATTGTGTTGGCAATAATAAACCCACAAGTTACAACATGTATTATAACCCAAAACGTTTTGAAAAACAAGGCTATTCGGGCTTCTCGCAAGGTCAGTATAGGCACATCTGGGCGGTCATGATCACTCTCGCCCATCAAGTGCCCGGTGGCCCGGGCCCAGATCTTTTCTATGCTGTTCATAACTTGCAGGCTTCGCAGTCTTCTTCAAGATCAAAGTCAATCGCTTCAAGCGGTGCCGCTTCAGCAGTTTGTTTTGATCCTGCTTTGTTGATCAGGCTGTAGTAGAATGTTTTCAATCCCCAGTGGTGTGCTTGCATTAGATTTCGAGCAATCAGGGTGGTTGGCACTTTACGATCAGCAAAGTGTGCAGGATTATAGAATGTATTTGTTGAGATTGATTGATCAACATAGGCCGCTAACACAGCCGCTGTTTTCAAATAACCATCACAGTCCTTTTGTGCCCACATCATTTGATACTTGTTTTTCAACTTGTGGTACTCAGGCACAACTTGCGTAAGGCTTCCTGCTTTGGATTCTTTAACACTGATCAAACTCATGGGCATTTCAATACCATTGGTAGAGTTGATTACCACGCTGGAACTTTCTACAGGTGCAATGGCCATCAGTGTAGCATTGCGTACTCCATAACTGCGCATTTCAGCACGTAAGCCTTCCCAGTTTAGTTCAGGCGTAAAATCCGCGAGTTCATTGACCCCGGCACTGCGTCTCTCCCAAGGAAAGACACCCTTACCGTACCAGGTGTGGTCAGAATCTTTACAACGGCCTCTTTCCTTAGCAAGTTCAACTGTTGCTTCGGTAAGGTAGAAAGCCTGATGTTCCATCCACG